AATCAGTATTCGTTAAATAGTCAACCAAGCACCAGACCGGATTATCGCTCCACTCCCAAGTTGATGAATCACCGGCGCGCTGAGTTGATACGCCAACAGTGTCATCGTACAAGTCACTTGTATCATCCTGTCTTGGATCATATACCTTGCGACCTTTTACCAGTGCTTTGATATCTTGCGGATTATACTTTTCCCATAGCTCTTGGCTTTTCTTAATCAGCGTCCACTTTGTAACGATGTAAGTCAGGCCGGTGCCGATATGATTGCTTCCAATCGCAACGAAAGCCGCGTCTAGGTCAGCGTCAGGCGTTGTTTGATCGCCTAAATGCTTATTGATTTTGCAGACTACATCAGTCCCTATTGTGCCGAATGTTCCAGCGGTTACATTGCCGCCACCAGCCGCGCCAGAATTTATCTGACTGTTTTGGATTTTTTCATTATCAAAATAAACGTCAGTAATGGATTCGCACTCATGCCCGGCTAATACAATCGCATGATATAGGTCACGATTCTTTTCACCCCTAGTGCCTACGAAAGCAATCGGACCAGAAACTAGCGCCTCACCATAAATGATCTTCATCGGCTCAATAGTGCCGCGAACCGTTCGCTGTCTTGAGGCGTCAGTGTCCATTGATGGCATTTCGTACAAGCTTTGCATCAGCTTGTTCGCACCCATCGCCGCAGCAGTGATAACAGTCGCGCCGATTACGAACGCGGTCAGCGTTGTCATTGCGTTAATCGTTGCCGCAGATGCGCCCAAATAACCCGCAGTCTGTATTCCAACACTGACAACAAAATTTATTGCCGCCGCTATTGCCTGAGGCATAGATTCCACCCTTTTACTATATACCGAGAAGGCATCTGCGCGAGTCCAGACTTCGTGACGCAAACAACCTGATCGCCGAATTTAATGCCCATGATTTCACCCACAAGTGGCAGATTCATCAAACATGGGTCGCCGTCTTTTGGCTCACCCGACACTTTAAACACTTCATCCATAAGCGCCTCAAAGCCGCCGTGAGCATCTATAATATCATACGCTTGGCTTTCACTGCGATAGCTAATAAAACGCCTGTAATCGCTTCCTGTAAGCTCTGAAGCAACATGAGCGACAAAGGAGCAGCAGTCAGAGTCACCGTATGCAAATTCGCGCCGTTTCCACGAATTAAATGCGCGTCTAACGCATATTTTGGAAGCGACCGAAGTCATTAAGATTATCCGTTGACGAGCCGGTTAAATTGCCTGAATTTTGCTTGCCCCAAGAAATCTTCACGCCCTCAATGTCTTTCAGGAATTCAAAAAACTTATCGTTTTCATTTCGTTTCTGTAGCATTGTGTGCGTATATCGCAGGTTTGGTGAACGGTCGAACCGGGCAAGCTCTGACTCAGCTGTGAGCGTAATAGAATCACCACCGCTTTCACCAGCAGTGAGGGTCATAACATCCATGAACCCAGCCCAAATCTGACTTGGAGTATCTATCAGCGCGTCATTAGCATCCAGTAAACCGAGATAAACCTTAATGTCCCGCATAAAGTATCGGTCATTCTTATCCAGCGCAGTTGAAACAATAGACGCATCAAGCCCAGAAAGCGTGAGTTGTAACGAGTAAGGGCTGACCTCTGTGCCTTCCTGAACGCTTGAAATGCCACCGAAGTCGCCAACACCAAGCCAGTCATTGCCGCCCCAAGTGTACGTCCCAAGCCCATCGTGAACGTATATCTTGCCGCTTGAAAAGTCCAACTCAGCGAAGGTAACAAGCCGAACAGAGCTTTGAGTGAGGGCTGTGTTGATATCACTAGAAAAGCCGCGACTCATGCTAACACGTCCGATATTGCTTCAATGGTAATTGATGAAAAATATGGTGCAGTTGTCGTCCACTTTGGATTGTTGCTCAACATAAATACGCCAGTTGCGCCCTGCAAAACTACCGGGGTGTTATCTGCTGGGTAAGTTATAAACTCTGGCGCAATGTAAGCCGTACACCTTCCTCCGCTATTAGACAACGGATCGGAATCATCTCCACCACTACCATGAGTCACTTGGTATAACTGGTTGCCCACTTGAACGTAGTCTCCGCGCTTTAAATAACTACCAATGCTTGGTGTCGTATTGGTCATGACTAGTCGATCAATAACCTCTGATGCGCCATCCCATGTAATAGGGGAGTCACTCGCTGGAGCATTCCCCCTAAACGGCTGACCGTAGTCCCTAATACGCATACGATGTTCTTGACCGTTTAACCGAGTCAGGAATGACTGTATTGCACCACGCTCATCGTCTTTAAGATTAGAAAACGTCATACTCGTTTTCCAGAAAGCGCCTTTGCGAGCGACTGTCTGAACTGCGTTCGTCAGTGGGCTTTTGAATGAACGCGTGTTGGTTACTAGCTCAAAGGTCTGCGTTGTCGGCGTTATGTTTGGGAATGAATAGGTTGTCATGCGAGCCTCTGTCTACGAATCAAATCCTGCACCTGCGCCACGGTCTGCTGTGATGTGATTTGCATTGCCGAATAGATTTTCTGGTCTACGTCTGCGCCGCCACCACTTGCATCAACATTGTTAATAATGGTAATGCCCTGTCCCTGGCCTTTAGTGTGGTCAATGACGGTCTCGTTCGGGTGAAGGATAGCCGGGAAACCGCCCTTGCCATCAACTCCACCTGATCGAGCGCCAGCCCCAGTAAAGCCACCGCCTTCGAAAGAGCCAAGAGCGATTGCCTTAGACAGAGCCGCAGTGGATGCCATACCGGTATTTGCGCCGATAGCATTTGTGCCACCTGTAGCTAACGAGGTAAGGGCTGCGGCTGGAGCCATTGCTGTGGCTATCCCAAGACCGGTTGCCGTAGCGGTAGCAACAGAGGTCGCGGCAGAGCTGTTCTCAACAGCCTTCTGGATCATCTGCTGCTTAACGTACTCAACACCCATCTGCACTATTGAGTCAATCACGTTGTCAACAATAGTCCTTCCAACCATCTTGAACACATCGCTCATCGATGCGCCCTCTTTGACGATAGCACTGATGGCGCTTACACCCATCTTCTGCATACCCTCAAAGCCACCAATAAGCCTTAGCTGGTCATTCAATTGGCGCTCTGCGGCGGCGGCCTGAATCTGATAGATTTGATCTTCAGAATCCTGGATGATCATGCGGCGCTGGGCTTCTCTTTCAGCCTCAGCCATATTACTTAGTTCCGCATACTCCTTGAGTATATTAAGCTTCTGCTCTTCCTGTGCCTTAATACGATCGATCTCAGAGACGCCAAGCTCTAAGCCTTCATATGCGCCGGTTATACGATCTCGCTCGCGCTGTTGTTCCTCGTGACCCTTGATAAGCTCGGCCATCATTTGGTCGTTTTCTCTGCTAAGCAGCTCAACCCTATCCATGGACGCCTTTTCAGCCGCCTGATAAGACTCATCAAACTGCTTAAGCTCAAGCTCTCTAAGGGCGGCAAAATACCTTTCGTTGAGTCTTAGCAGGAGATCATTGCGCTCTGCTACGCTTATCTCCATGCTAGAGTTAACTGCGTCAAAGTTCTCTCTATACTCCTTGTTAAGCTTCTCTTGCTCGGTAAGCAGGTCTTCTCTTAACTTGGATATAACCGATGTTACATTGTCTGCGCCAGACTCAACGTCAGCATTACCAAACTTTTCAACAGCCTCAGTAAGACCAACACCCATAACCTCTTTGAGGAACTCGGCTTGTTCTTCGGCGGCTTTCATCTCATGAATTGAAGAAACAACAGAGTGCGCAAAATTAACAAATGCTTCATTTCCAGATTTGGTTCCAGATGTCATCTCGAGCAACTGGTCCTGAACCGCTGCAAACCCTTCGTCGCCGCCAAGCTGCGCTAGTTGAAGAGCAGACGCCAAGCCTCTTGCCTCGTCGGCGCTGAGACCAAATTCTTTTTTGAGTCGAATTGCTGCCGCACGCTGGGCACCAAGGCTGCCCTCAAAATTATTTCCGGTCTCTGATAAGGCGTCAACATCATTTAACAGCCCGCCAATTGAGGCGCTAAAAGCGTTGTTAGCAAGCACAGTGGCGTTCATTGCCTGCAAATAATTCTTTCTTAATGTAATCTCTGCAAGGTCAGATGATGACCTTGCTAGATTAATGAAGTCCTGGCTAAGTGTTCTTGTGCTTGTAGATAAATCAGTATCTATAGTCTTGCTAACAGCCTCTAGTGCTTTCTCTAGCTCAGATGCTGCTTTCTTAGCTTTGCCAGATGAGCTGTAAAATGTAGACATCGCCGCTACAACGGATATTACCGCACCAGCTATTGAGCCCCATGGCCCAAGCAAAGAGGCTATCTGAGAACCCTGCTGGCCAAATACCAGCATAGCATCGGTTCCCATCTGCATCTGAACCGAAACGTCCTGCACCTGGTGACCGAGCTGACCAAACATGCCGCGCATGTATCGAGCTTGGCGGCCACCGACCCCCATAGCTTCAGAGCTTCCCTTGTTCGCTTGAATAGACCGATGGAGTAGCGCAATCTGCTCTAACTGCTCTTGGTTTGCTCCGGCTAACTGAGCCTTGTATAGAAGCGCCGCCTCAGCACCCTCTCGGTACTGTCGCTCTTGTATTTGAAGGGATTGAATCAACCTGTCCGTGTAGCTAATAGATTCTGAGGTTTCATCATTAGCGGCATCGGTAGCCATCATGGCTTGCTGTTCGGCGGCAGCTTTCTGCTTCAGCTCATCAACCGAGACCTGCATTGCCTTCATGCGCCTCAACTCAGATAGAGTAGCGCCTTCTAAGGCCGCCTTGGCGCGAAGCATGGCGTCCTTGCCGCGTTTTAACTCTACCTCTTGGAGCTTAAGGGTCTTTGTGTATCGATCAGAGGCGTTCTTAGCTTTATTAAATGCCGAGGTGGCTTTAGCAACTGCCGGGCTGGCAGAATCATCTACAGCTAAGTTAATGAGAACTGTGGCTTCAGTGTTTGCCATTTTTGCTTTGCCTCTCAGCCTTAATCTTTAAGTACGAGAACCAATGGTTGTACTCATCGGCTGTCATGTCCAATATTGTTTGAAGAGGCTGACCGAGGTGCTCCGCTAAATGGTACATGTAGTACAATTCAGTAGGGCTGCCCCGATCATCTATTAGTTTTTTTCGCGTTCCTCTTCGGACTCGCCTTCAACATGCAAAACGAAGTTGGCTAGGCGCGCTACAATATCAGGATCGACATTGCGGCGAAGCTTAACCTTGTCGCCCACATCAAAAACTGCGTTGCCTTCTGAGTCCGTAAGGCCAAAGATGACAGCGTAGACCATGTAGTCCGTAGTGTCACCGTTGGCTCTTGCTAACCACTTTGCTCGATCATCAAGCGTTAGGTTCTTGCTAAACAGAGTGGTGTTCCACTCTGGCACATCAATCTTCCTAACCGTTTTTGAGCTAAAGTGCTCAATAGCCGAATCGATTAAAGACATAAATATCCTTCAGTTGGTTTATACGGTGCTTTCGGTAAGCGCACCAGTTCCCTGAAGAGTGATTGATGCTTCAACCAGTCCGTCAAAAGACGCTGTGCGCGTAACGCCAGTCACGATTGCAGAGCCAGTGTAGTAGGTATCGGCTGTTGTGTCACCCTCTGGATACACATTAAGGGTTACCTCCGCACCGATAGACAATGCGCCCTGACCGGTGGTATCCGTCTCATCCCAGTAAACGTCAACTGAGCCGGTAAACGTAGTCAAGCTTGGCACATAAGTGCGAGCCGTATCACCCATGGTAGAAGTCTCAAGAGTGTCCGCAGACTCCTCAATCGAATATGAACGAATCTCTACAATTTCGTTCGCGCCTACCTTGACCGTTCCTTCTGAACCTTTATGAACTGCCATTGTTTATTCCTCCTCGGAATCATCTTCAATAATTTCTTCCGACTCCACTACAGGCTCATCGGACTCAATAATCTCTGCTGCTTTGTCAGCAACGATAAGCCAGCCTTTGCGGAGCATTTCGTCCACCTTGTGTGGCATTACCTTAATAACTGTTTCACCGCTTTGCATTTCTATCATGCTGAAGCCTCCGGACTTCCCTCTATTGTAACATAATCAACCTCAATGGTAACTCCAGCATACGCTACCGGCTGATCGCCATCATTAGAGAACTGGGCGGCAAATCCAGTGACTCTTGTGTCCCTGGCAAGCCCGCCTCTCGTAATGTCAGTATAAAGGGCTGTTTCTATCTCTGCTGATATAGTGTCTATTGTATCATCATAGTCAGCCACACCCCTAACATAGATCTCGGCAGTAACTGACATAGTTCTCATCTGAGTCCTTGGCGGCCTCATAGAAAGCTGACCAATAGACTCTGACTCAGTATAAAGTATGATTCCGGGGAGCTTTGCTGAGCCGAGAGGATAAACCCTAGACATAAATATGTTAGCGCCTGTGGTCGATAGCCCGGTAAGCGCAGTCTTTATGTTGTCTCTAATCGAGGTTCTAATGTGAGCCATTATTGCCTCTCTAGCATCAGGTCTGTTATGCCAGTCCCGTCAGACATAATAACTCGAACTATGTAATTGATAGACCTTACAACCAATGCATCGCCCTCGGCTGCATTAGGAACATCAGATGTCCTGCACACAAAGTGTGGCTGAGTTATCGCAACAGGCACTGTGCCTCCAGCGTCAACCGCCTCGTAGGCATTGTCAAATATACCGGTTATGGTGGTTAGAGTTCCGCCCACAGGCGTATAGCTTGCAGACTCACCAAAGTCAGCTAGCATCGCTAATTGATCGGCTGCGGTCTCTACTGGCATTAAGCGGTCTTCCTGCGAGTTCTACGCTTGGGCTTGGTTTCTTCTTGCAGACCTATTGATCGGTCTACAGTCTCGACCGGCTTGCTTTCTACCTTTGTTATGCGACCAATACCAACCAGCTCTTCAGCTTCTGCGGCATCGACCTCGACAACGTCACCGGCGCGAACTTGCTTGCCGCCGATAACTGTTCCTTTCAATACTAAATAAGACATAAGACTACCTATGAAATAAACAGCGATCCAGTTCCCTGAACTGTAATTGACGCCTCAACCAACCCATCGAAAGATCCTGTGACAGTAACGCCTGTAACCGTACAGGTGCCACCATACACAGCGCCTGTCGGGCTATCTACAGGATAAAAATCGATCAATATCTGTCTTCCGATTGCAATTGTGTCACCATCATCGTAATCATTATCCCACAGAACATCGATGGAGCCAGTCCACCCTGTTAGAGACGATTTATAGGTTCTCGCAGAGCCACCCATAGTGGTTACTTCTAAAGTGTCGGCGCTTTCCTCGACACTCCAAGACTTGATCTCGGCAACAGTAAACGTACCACCAGGCTGACCCACATCGTCAACCTTTACTACGCCATCATTTCCCTTGGTAACCGCCATAACAAAATCCCATTAGTTTCGCTTTCTTCCGTGCTCTCATCGAAAGCATGGGAGAAAACCCCCTCCGAAGAGGGGGATATCACTTAGCTGCCGCCGTCGTTGCCTAAGCAGAAGCTTACAGCGTGACGTACTGCCACATCGACCGTCTGGAATGCTACCAGGCGTACAGTTCCAGTAGTTGACAGGCTATATGGATCTACAGTTAAGTCAACGCCGGACCACATGCCGATCAGCAGGTCGTTAAAGTTGCCGAAGTAGGCATCGCCAGAGGCGCACTGGTTAGATACAACAGTGTTGTAGCCGTTAGCGCGACCGTCAGGGCCAATAACGAACTGAGCGGTGTTAGTCGCTTTCTCA